ATAACCTGCTCAGCAAGCATGATAAACAGGGGGATCTTGTCCAGCGTAGCGGTGTCAGTACGCTCCAGATAAGACTGGATGTTTTCGACCAAGCTGTCATAGGTCATAACACTTGCAGTCGCCATGCGTTCACCTCGTAGATTCGTTGAGACATTTTAGTATGCCTTTTAACTTGTGACAAGGTTACTTGCTTGCCACACCCTTAGTCTTCTCAAAAGAACGCATACCAGCGATTCCCAAGATTCCTGACAGGATGACCCAAAGCTGGTCAGCTTCGAGCACTGGGGGAGGATCCATGCCCACTGGAACCCAACCCATAGCTTGCAAGTACTTCCACATCCATTGAAACAGCGGATATAGCAGGAACTGGTAACCCATAGCCGCAACGCCGATCCAGCCAATAGCAGGTCTCCAGCCGCTGACAAACACGCTAGAGGACGCCGCTTCGATCTTGTTGACGTCAATCTGAGCCAGATCTGTAGCTTGATCGATGCGCTTCTCTTCAAGATCGAGCTTTCGTTGCTCAATCTCCATCTCCATCTTTTCTTTGTCAGTGGTGATCAGGTCGCCTGCAACCTTACCCACGGCTTCAATGATTGATCCAACGGCAAGCAAGCTCATGCTAAACCTTTCAATGTGCGGTTAATCCAGCCCTTGAGGAATTTGACCTGCACAGGGTTTTTGTTGCAAATTTCAACGTAACGGGCAATTTTAGCCAAGGCATAAGACTCCTTGAACCGCTGTCCATCCGTGACTTGGTTGAGCTTTTCGATGGTTTTGGCGCCTATTCCACCGTCAGGCGTAGCCCCAACGACCAATTGGGCAAGCTTTACAGCCATACCCATGCCAGCATTTACCCCAAAGTTAAAGATAGAGTTGGCGACCTCTTGGTTTGAGATCTCGTTGCCACGCATCTTGTCCCAGAACTCCACACGATAGAACTCTCGCACCATAGGCGTCAAAGACCCACCAAACTCCTTCTTGTCCACAAGCGCCCAACCGTTCCACTGTGGGTTCTTGTTACGAGCGATGCCAGCGTAGGTCATACCGCCTGTGTCGCCAGCGACTTCATGGAGGACGTAGCCACCCTCGTCTCTAATCATTTGCTCAAAAGCTGGTTCAAACTGAGCCATTACTGTTTACTCCTTGAAAGCATATTGCTTGCAATCTGCAACATACTGATTGCTTTGGTTAAGTCTTTGGGTTCTTTGTCCCAACCAACGGTGATCTGTCCAACAAACCTGCCCTGCTCTGGTGGGACACTGACACGGCACCCAAAGGTCACGCCCTTTTCGATGTACCAAAGCCCGATCTCGCTCTGAGCTATAGCGTATTCGCTACAAGGTATCTCGTTTGCCATCAGAGCAATCACATCACGGTTATTGCCAGAACTCTGCGTGAATAGACCTACATCCAACCCATCATGCGTTTTGTCTCGACCTTCTCGGGTGTAGGCGCGGAACAAAACCCTTGTCCCAAACAGTGGGTTGACTTTGAAGATAGCGATCACGGTTGCATCAGTGTTCTTAAACAAGTGAGCCACCACGTCCTCAGCCCTATCCTCTGCGATCATTGGAAGCTTCTTGTTCTCTTTGTACGCTTCAAACAAGAACGATTGGTTCTGCCAGACAAAGTACCCAGAGAACGCAAACACAGCCATCAGCAACAGCGCAAACAGCTTGAATGGGCTATCCACATAGGACAGAACTTTACTTAATACATCTGCTGGCTTTTCGTCACTCATAGTCCAAACATCCCTAGTAATTTTTTGGCAACATTGTCTGGCAGGAAGCGGAGCAGTCCAAGCACCCACCACGCCACACACAGACGCACGAACACCTTGAAGAAGAGGTCAGCTTGTTTTTGATACTCATTCACCGACCACACCTTGATCTAGCGCACAGCTCAGATATTTCAGCAATACCCCAACCAACTGCACCCAAAAGCATAACAATCACCACAATACCAATCGCCCACGCTAACTGCTCTTCTTCAGCTTCCTTGCGCTTCTTCTCATCAGCTTTGGCTTGACGAGCTAGGTGAGCATCCTCAATGTCCATCTGTTGCTGGCGCTCTTTGATCTTCTGCCACACGTCTATACGGCCCGTCTGCATGAAAAGCATCTGTAATTCGGCTTCAAAGCGTTTAGCCTCATCAAGAGCAACCTCGATTTGAAGAGCCGCACCAAGGTTTGATTTGTTGCCAGAACGCTTGGCTTCAACCATCGCCCTAGTAGCAACGCTCTTCGCATCGAAGAACTTGGAAACCATGGGGGCTAAGCCTGCTAAATCGTTTGCGACCTTACTAGCCTTCTTAACGAGCCCTATGGCGGCTTGTAGCCCTTCAAGAGCTGTGATCGGATCAATCATTTCCGTTCAACCTTTTGCCACTCAAGGCATACTACTTTGCGGTTGTAGACATCTCCTGTCCAAGCCCACCTCACACAACGATATTCATCTTTCTTTTTTTGACTGGAGGATTCTGGCATTAGCATAAAGATTACCAACAACCATTTCATCCCCAAATCCAAATGAGGGTGAACGTACCCCAGACAATAAAAATAACCAAAAAGGCCGCAACGATAAACGCTTCGACCAAATCCCTCATGGCTACAGACCTAAGATCTTTTTGACGAGTTCGCCTGCAACGCCCGGCCCAAACAACACGCACACGATCACCCCATACAAGAGGTACTCGATCTTTGTCATGCGCTTGTCCCCATCACGCAAAGAGCGATCTATGCTGTTGTAGCGTTCAAGGCAAATCTGCTCATGAGCCAACAATTTAGCCTCCGTCTCAGTGACCATTTTTATATCGAGCATGTTGAATGAAGCTCTCGTTTGGCTGTTAAATACGCTTGATGAGCAACCTCTGGGTCAACAAAGTACCCAAGGTGTTTTTTCTTCCCATCAAGATTTATGTGTGCTGAAAACTTATTTCCAGCCTTAAAGTACGAAACACCAAGATAGCCCGAAGTGTTATGCCTCGGCGGTTTTCTGTGGTTATGAATGTTCTGTTGTTGCGTTACTTCACGCAGGTTGATCAACCTATTGTCAAGTCCATTGCCATTGATGTGATCAATCGTTGTTGGGAAACGCCCATAGGTTAAGAACCAAGCAAGTCGATGACCTCTAACTACTTTTCCACAAGCACTTATTTGCAAATACCCACCATTAGCAAAACCAACTGGATCACCAGCTTTTTTGGTTCCAGATGTTTTTAGGCGTGTAAAAGCACCAGTCTCTGGGTTGTAAGCAATGTACTCACTCACCAATTCTTTGGTGTATGGTTTGCCTACAAAAGAGACTGGCCCTTTTTTGACAGCAAGCTTAGTCTCCACCGTTTCCATCTTCAGCCTTTGGCTCTGGAGGCTTTGCGGCTTCCTGAATTGCTTGGATTAGTTGGAAGACTTCTTGGTAAGGGCGCGTACCCAAGTAACCCAAAAGTTGGTTTGCTGTTTCAATTGGCAGTTGCAGTTTCATTAGTTGCTCCAAGGTGTTCCCGTTGATATTTTAGGCTGTTTCTTTTCGTTGATCTGAGCCATCAATGCGGCTTCAGTCGCCGTCTTGTCTACGCCATTTGACCAGATCCAACCCAGCACTGTGGCTTCAGTCAAGTTAGCATAAGCAATGGTAGGCGTACCGTCAGCCCATGAGCAAGTTGAGTAGATAGAGGCTGTATGCTCGCCATCTACGGCTGTTGCTTGCCAGTGAGCAGTGGTCACGAAACCATCGGCTGTTTTACGATCAAGCTGTGAGATGTTCCAAGTTATAAACATATTTTCCTTTAAGGCTGTGTAGGCCAAGTGATTGTCCAAGGGAAACCAGACTGCGCAGTGATGTCGCGCAAGGCTTGACGGTATGTAACCCAGACCACAGGAATCTGAATGCCAAGGCTGTCCTGAGCATTTTGGTCTATAGCTTTAGTCACCACCCAGTCGCAATCTTTAAGCATTTCAGTACGCTGTCTGCGTACATTTGCGGCTTGTTCTGCGTCTTTCATCGCACGGTAGTCAGCTTCGTTCTCAGCGGCTGTTTTGGCAGGCTGGAAGTCTGTGGCTGGCGTGTCTGTGAACACTGGGCCAAGGATGTACTTGGTGTACCACTTGCCGTCAA